AGGTTCATTTAGTGGATCATTTGAAGGCAGTTTAAAATCTGATTTAGCTAACGCTAACCAAGCAAATATTGTTGGTTACAATACAATTACTGGTTTATTTAGTTATCAAGGAACAGGATCATTTACAGCTACAACAGCTTCTTATGTTACTGGATCTGGAGTTTATGGTCCATACGGATCTAATAGTATATTATCTGCGTCATTTGCAGTCACAGCTGCTTATGCTTCTAATGTTCCTGATACTGCTTCATATGCTTTACAAGCGTTAAGTGCTTCATATGCAACATCTGCTTCTTCAGCAGTAAATGCTAATACAGCATCTTATGTTTTACAAGCAGTAAGTGCATCATTTGCAACTAATGCCTCTACTGCTTCTTTTGTCTTACAAGCAGTAAGTGCTTCATTTGCTACAAAAGCTACAACAGCTGATTCTGCCTCATTTATTGGTGGAGCAGTAACAAATAATACAGATAATAGGATATTAACAGCTACAGGTGGTGGATCAATTAATGGTGAATCAAATTTAACATTTGATGGTTCAACATTAACAGTAACAGGTAATACAGTTATGACTGGTGACTTAACAGTTGCTGGTACAGCTAGTTTCTCAAACCAAACATCACTTTTAATAGCTGATAGATTTATATTATTAGCTTCTGGCTCTACTAGTTTAACAGATGCTGGTATTATAGCATCATCAGGAGGATTATCAGGTTCAGCTTGGTATTTAGAAGCTGGTTCTGCTGGTTCAACAGGTCCATATGGTAGATGGGCAACAGCTTTTGATCTTCACGCTAGTGCTTCAGTAGCTACACCTGATGAATTTGCTGTAACAGCTAAATTATCAGCTGCTTCTGCTCCAAGTGATGCTGTACCTCCAACATGGGGTAGTGGATCAAACGGAGGTGGTAATATATGGGTTAAACAAGATACAGGTGACATTTATATATGGGCCTAATAAATAAAATAAAATCAGTTATGGCTTTTACAACAAACAATTTGGTGACAAAAAATAAAGTAGAGGAGCCTGTAAAGATTTCTCTACCTTCATCTAACTTAACTAAGAGTGAAGTTGAACTTTTATTAATGATGATTAAAGAATCTCATTTTAAAGGAGAACATATACAAAAAGTATATGAGTTAACTTTAAAGCTTCAAACTTATTATACTCAACTACCCTAGTAGTATATTTATATACACAACCACTGTTGGCCCGTAAGGGAAGTAGGCATATACACGGCATAAAGTGTATGTATCTAACCACAGATATAAATTGTTAAAATAACATGCCAAATTGGAAAAAAGTCATTGTTAGTGGCTCTAACGCCTTATTAAACTCATTAGCTGTTACAACTAATATAACAGCAACCTCATTCACAGGATCTTTACTAGGTACAGCTTCATTTGCCACTAGCGCATCGTTTACAGCAACAGCATCGTTTGCTACTAGTGCATCATTTGCAACAAGTGCATCGTTTGCATTAAATGGAGGTGTAACACAACTACTAGCAGGACCAAATGTAACATTATCACCAACAAATGGTTTAGGACAAGTTACAGTTTCATCAACTAGTGGTGGAGGTGGATTTAATACTGCAACAGGATCTTACGGTAGTTTTTACGATACTACAACTCAAACTAATGTAGCAGGTACCGCTCGCTCAATGTCTTTCAATACGACAGATATTACAAATGGAGTATCAATATCAGGATCAACAAATCCTTTTAACACTTATATCAAGACTGAAAATGCAGGTGTATATGATATACAATTTTCTGCTCAAGTAGATAAAACAGATAGTGGTACAGATGAAATATGGATTTGGTTAAGAAAAAATGGAACAAATTTACAAGATACTGCAACATCAATACAATTAACTGGTAACGGAGATCATTATGTAGCAGCATGGAATTTCTTTGTTAATTCAGCTGCAAATGATTATTATCAATTAATGTGGTATTCACCTGATGCTAACGTACGCTTACACGCAGAACCTGGATTTGGAGTAGTACCAGGTATTCCTTCAGTAATAGCAACAGTTAATAGAGTAGATCAATTCTTAAGTAATACAGGATCGTTTAGTGGATCTTTTACTGGTTCATTGTTTGGAACATCATCATGGGCATCAAACGCTATAACAGCATCCTATGTTCTCAATGCTGTAAGTGCATCGTTTGCATCAACAGCATCTTCTATAAATACTCTATATCAAAACGTAATAATAACTGGATCATTAACAGTAGGATCTTCATCATTAGGAGCAAGTGAAAATACTATAACATTAGGAGCTAGAGATACAGCAAATGAAGGAGGCCAAATTGGCTTTAATGCCCCTGGAGGAACTTATACTTCAGCTTCATTTATTGATAACTGGTCAAACTCTCATCGCATATTAGTCGGCACTAATGCTAGTAGTACCGCATTGATTGCTCAATGGAATTTGCATTCTAAACAAATGCAACTCCCAGCTTATACTGCCGCTTCTTCATTTGTGGGAACAGCTACAGCAAATTTAGCAGTAGATTCTGGTGGAAATGTCATAACAGTAGCTACAGCTGCTTCTCCATTCCCTTATACAGGAAACGCAGTCATAACTGGTTCTTTAACAGTGACCCAACCAATTTATGTTCCTATAAATGGAGCTATGTATTTCCAAGGAGGAGATGACGCCGCACTTTATGATGTCAACATAGTAAATACTATGGGTATATACGGTGTGCAGGATATTACAGTAGGAGCTGTAAAATTAGGAAGTAATGGACCAACCTTATATGGTTCAGGTAGTAGACTTGGAATAGGAACCATAACACCATTATATGCTTTAGATATTAATGCTAATACATTAACTGGAGCTAGAGTATATAGTGGTTCATTAGCAGTAGGTAATATTATCCCTAGTGCAACAGTGGGCAGAATAGATGCTTCTAACGATATAGTAGCATATTCAACATCAGATATTAATTTTAAGGAAAATATAACTCCAATCAATAATGCCTTAGAAAAAATAAATAAAATAGGTGGGTATGAATTTGATTGGAAACAAAATGAAGATCTAATCAAATTTCATGGTTTTTCAGGTCATGATATAGGAGTAATAGCTCAAGAAATTGAAGAAATTTTACCTGAAATAATAACAATAAGAGATAATGGATATAAAGCTGTCAAATATGAAAAAATAGTTCCACTATTAATTGAAGCTATAAAAGAACTATCATCTAAAGTTAAAGAATTAGAAAACATCATAAAAATAAATAAAAGATTCTAATGTTATGGCTTTACCAGCAGCTAGTGGCTCTATATCAATCAGCTCTATAAATACTATTTTAGGGAGAGCAGCTAGTACTGCTAACTCTTCTTTAGCTGGTGGTATAATTCCTCAAACTGGATCTTTATTTTATTTAGGAGCACAAAGTGGTAGTCTTAATCAAACAGCACCTCATGCTATGAGTGAATGGTGGGGATATGATACAACACCAACACCAACAACTTCTCCAAGTGTTACTCCATCAATTAGTATTAGTGTAACACCTTCTGTTAGTGTCTCACGTACACCAAGTGTAACACCTAGTATCACTATAAGTAACTCAATATCAAATACTCCAAGCATAACTGTAAGTACTTCTATTAGCAACACTCCAAGTATTACTCCAAGTATAACTGTAAGTAATTCTATTAGTAATACTCCAAGTATATCAATTAGTAAATCTATAAGTAACACTCCAAGTATCACACCAAGTATTTCTATAAGTGCTACTCCATCTGTTACTCCAAGTATTAGTATTAGTAAATCAATATCAAATACTCCAAGTGTTACTTTCACACCAAGTATAACACCAAGTATTAGTATTAGTGCTACTCCAAGTATTACACCAAGTATTTCAATTAGTAAATCAATAAGTAACACACCAAGTATTACTGTAAGCACTTCTATTAGTAACACACCAAGTGTGACACCAAGTATTTCAATTAGTGCTACACCTAGTATTACTATAAGTAACTCTGTAAGTAACACACCAAGTATAACTGTTAGTAACTCAATAAGCAATACACCTAGTATTTCTATTAGTCCATCATTTAGTAATACTCCATCTGTAACACCTAGTATATCAATTAGTGCTACACCTTCTGTAACACCAAGTATATCAATTAGTAAATCTATTAGTAATACTCCAAGTATTTCAATTAGTAAATCAATATCAAATACTCCATCTGTTACTCCATCTATTAGTATTAGTGCTACACCTAGTGTAACTCCATCTATCAGTATTAGTCCATCATTTAGCAATACTCCAAGTGTTACTTTCACTCCAAGTGTAACACCAAGCATTTCTATTAGTGCTACTCCAAGTGTGACACCAAGTATTTCTATTAGTAAATCTATATCTAATACACCAAGTATATCAATTAGTAAATCAATAAGTAACACACCAAGTATTACTTTCACTCCAAGTATCAGTATTAGTAATACACCTAGTATTTCAATTAGTCCATCTATTAGTAACACACCAAGTATTAGTATTAGTAAATCAATATCTAATACACCAAGTATTAGCATTAGTCCATCATTTAGCAATACTCCATCTGTTACTCCATCTGTTAGTATTAGTGCTACACCTAGTGTTACACCAAGTATTAGTATAAGTCCTTCATTTAGCAATACTCCAAGTGTTACTTTCACACCTAGTGTTACACCTAGTATTTCCATTAGTGCTACTCCAAGTGTAACACCTTCTATTAGCATAAGTGCTACTCCAAGTGTTACACCTAGTATAACAATAAGTAACTCAATTAGTAACACACCAAGTATTAGTATTAGTAAATCAATATCTAATACTCCAAGTATAACAGTATCTAGATCAATTAGTAACACACCTAGTGTCACACCAAGTATTAGTATTAGTAAATCAATATCTAATACTCCAAGTATATCAATAAGTAAATCAATATCAAATACTCCAAGTGTAACACCTTCTATTAGCATAAGTGCTACTCCAAGTGTCACACCAAGTATTTCAATAAGTAAATCAATATCAAATACACCTAGTATAACTGTAAGTAACTCAATCAGTAACACTCCAAGTATTACACCTAGTATTTCCATAAGTGCTACTCCAAGTGTGACACCAAGTATTTCTATTAGTAAATCTATATCTAATACACCAAGTATTAGTATTAGTCCATCTATTAGTAACACACCAAGTATTACTTTCACTCCAAGTATAACACCAAGTATTAGTATTAGTGCAACACCTAGTGTTACACCAAGTATATCAATTAGTAAATCAATAAGTAACACACCAAGTATTTCAATAAGTAAATCAATATCAAATACTCCAAGTGTAACACCTTCTATTAGCATAAGTGCTACTCCAAGTGTCACACCAAGTATTAGTATTAGTAAATCAATTAGTAATACACCTAGTATTACTTTCACTCCAAGTATAACACCAAGTATTAGTATTAGTCCATCATTTAGCAATACACCTTCTATAACACCAACTCGAACACCATCTGTAACTCCTTCAACTACAAAAGCTTATAATTCATTCTTGTTAGCATATGATGCTTCAAATGGATATACAGCTTGTACTAACTATCCAACATTATTCACTAACACTTATTACACTGATCCAAATATTAGTGTAATAGATACTGGAGTAACAATTTACCAAGATAGTGGATTAACAAATCCTGCGGGTGATGGATTCTATTCTAATGGAACTGATTTCTGGAACACTTCAGCTGGATCAGGATTCTTAGCTAATAAGACATCTTGTACACCTCTATCACCAACTCCTAGTATTTCTATAACACGGACTCCTAGTATAACACCAAGTATTAGTATTAGTCCATCATTTAGCAATACACCTTCTATAACACCAACTCGAACACCATCTGTAACTCCTTCAACTACAAAAGCTTATAATTCATTCTTATTAGCTTATGATGTTACAGATGGATATACCGCTTGTACTAACTATCCAACATTATTCACTAACACTTATTACACTGATCCAAATATTAGTGTAATAGATAATAGTGTGACAATATATCAAAACACTGCATTAACTAATGTAGCAGGAAATGGATTCTATTCTGATGGAACTAATTTCTATGAAATTAGTGGAGGAACTGGATTACTTGCTAATAAGACATCTTGTACACCACCATCTGTCACTCCAAGTGTAACACCTAGTGTAACACCTAGTATTTCAATAAGTAAATCAATAAGTAACACACCAAGTGTTACACCAAGTATTACACCAAGTATTACACCAAGTATATCAATAAGTAAATCTATTAGTAATACACCTAGTATAACAGTAAGTACATCAATTAGTAACACACCTAGTGTTACACCTAGTACATCAATTAGTAACACACCTAGTGTTACACCTAGTATATCAATTAGTGCAACACCTTCTGTAACACCAAGTATATCAATTAGTAAATCTATTAGTAATACTCCAAGTGTTACTTTCACACCAAGTATTTCTATTAGTAAATCAATATCAAATACTCCAAGTATATCAATAAGTAAATCTATTAGTAACACACCTAGTGTCACACCAAGTATTTCTATTAGTAAATCAATATCAAATACTCCAAGTATATCAATAAGTAAATCTATTAGTAACACACCTAGTGTAACACCAAGTATTTCAATTAGTAAATCAATTAGTAACACACCTAGTATATCAATTAGTAAATCTATTAGTAACACACCTAGTGTAACACCAAGTATTTCAATTAGTAAATCAATTAGTAACACACCTAGTATATCAATTAGTAAATCTATTAGTAACACACCTAGTAAAACACCTAGTATAACAGTAAGTAAATCTATTAGTCCATCATTTAGTAATACTCCAACTAACACACCTAGTAAAACACCTAGTACATCAGTACAAACATTTACAGTTAATATTTACGCTAAAACAGCTACTTCTTTTGCAACCACAGTTGCATTATGGACTTCAACTGATAATGTTAACTGGACTAGACGTGGTTCTGCTATGGGTACAGGTTGTGTAGTTAAATATGGTCCTGTTAGTATAGCTAGTGGTACAACGATATACTATCAAGTAGCTGCAAACACTGGTACCCCACCATCCAATAATTCTTATCTACATGGCTCAAATACAACTACAACATGTCCAGCATCAGCAAGTTCAATTTGTGTAGGATCATTTGTTGTGACAGCGAATACTAATAGAGCACTTACAGCGCAAGAAGTAGTTTGTTAAAATAAAGATTTGGTTGTTTTCTAAAAATATTATATATTTATATATGTAAACCAAAAAATAAAAATATGTTAACCATTATTATTGTATTAGTACTCGCCGCTGCTCTTATTTTTTTCCTTACAAAAAAAGGTAAAATTGCTGACACTAACCACAACAACATTCCTGATGTGATTGAAACTAAAGTAGAAGCAGTTGTAGCTGAAGTTAAAGAAGAAATTAAAAAAGTAAAAAAATCAATTGCTAAATCAACAGCTAAACCAGCTGCAAAAGCCCCAGCTAAAAAAGCAGTAAAAAAATCAAAATAATATATGAGTGAAATTAAAAAACTAGAAGCTGATGAACTTCAATCTGTTAAAGAAGTTAAACAAGAATATAATAATTTAGCTTTAGAATTAGGTGAATTAGAATTACAAAAAGCTCGTTTATTAGATTACCAAAAAATCATAGCAGATAAAGAAGGTAAATTAGCTAATAAATTAACTGAAAAATATGGTCCTGGTACAATTAATATTGATACAGGAGAAATAAATTAACAATATGTATTGTTAGGTGTTAGGAGTTAATATAGAAGAACCTCGTCAGTAATGACGGGGTTTCTTCGTTTTATAATATAACTTATATATTTATCAATAGACAAAATCTAATTTAAACATGGCGCAAGAAACATTAATTTCCCCAGGTGTTCTCACAAGAGAGAACGACTTATCACAAATAACTCAGCTACCTCCTTCAGTTGGTTTAGCTTTAGTTGGCCCAACTGTTAAAGGACAACCTAACATACCTACCGTTGTTAGATCATATAGTGATTATGTAAATCGCTTCGGCGGTTCATTTATCAGTGGTGGCGCTTCTTATGAATTTTTAACTTCAATAGCAGCATTTAACTATTTTCAACAAGGTGGTACTAGTATATTAGTAACAAGAGTAGTGACTAGCTCATTTACACCAGCTTCAGCTAGTGTAATGATATCAGGTAGTAATTCAGTATCTTCATTCACTTTAGAAACACTAAATTATGGCGATATGGCTGATAATAGTGGTTCTATTTTAAGTAACGGTTCATTAGAAAGTGGATCTCAAGAAAATGTAAGATGGGAAGTAAGAAATGTAAACTCAGGTAGTGGTACATTTACTTTATTAGTTCGTCGTGGTGATGATAACACAAATACTCCTGTAATTTTAGAAACATATACAAACGTTTCTCTAGATCCAAATCAACCAAACTACATTGAACTAGTATTAGGTAACCAATCCAAAACAGTTCAGTATGACGCTGATATGGGTGGTTATTATATTAAAATATCTGGTGACTATCCAAATAATAGTCGCTATGTAAGAGTGAAATCAGTTAACAAAACTACTCCAAATTATTTTAACAACGCCGGTGGTGTTGCTGTAGATGGTACAGGCACTAGTTATTCAGCTTCATTACCATTTGCTGGTAGTGGTTCTTATGGTGGTTCATTTAATTTCGCTGTAGGTAACGATATTCCACTTATTGGTAATACTTTATTTAGTAATATTGGTGCTTCAACTCAAGGTTTAGTAGCTAGTAATTATGTAACAGCAAGTAATATTTTATCTAATAAAGATGAATATGATTATGAATTATTAGTAACACCAGGTTTGATCCAAAATCAACACTCATCAGCTGTATCAAGCTTTATTCAAAATGCTGAAAACAGAGGTGATTTCTTTTATATTACTGACTTAACAGTTTATAATTCATCTATTGGAACCCCAGTTAATGTAGCTGCTGGTATGGATACTAACTATGCAGGTGCTTATTGGCCTTGGGTTCAAGTTGTATCTCAAGAAACTGGAAAGTTAGTTTGGGTACCTGCTTCAACAGTAATGGCTGGTGTTTATGCTTTCAATGATAGTGTAAGTGCTGAATGGTTCGCTCCAGCAGGTCTTAACAGAGGTGGATTAGGTGGTGTTATTCAAGCAGAAAGAAAATTATCTCCAACAAATCGTGATAATTTATATGCTGCTAAAGTTAATCCAATTGCTACTTTCCCTAATGTAGGTGTAACAGCTTTTGGTCAAAAAACATTACAACAAAAATCAAGTGCTTTAGATAGAATTAACGTTCGTAGATTATTAATTGCTCTTAAACGTTACATAGGTGATATTGCTAAAACATTAGTGTTTGAACAAAATACAACAATCACTCGTAATCGTTTCTTATCTCAAGCAACTCCATACTTAGAAAGTGTACAACAACGTCAAGGTTTATATGCGTTCAAAGTAGTAATGGATGATACAAATAACACTCCAGATGTAATTGATAGAAATCAATTAGTAGGTCAAATTTACTTACAACCAACTCGTACAGCAGAATTTATCTTACTTGATTTCAACATCTTACCAACTGGTGTAGAATTTGGTTCATAATAAAATAAAAAAATAAATGAGTAAAATAAAACTAAAAGAATTTGAAGACGACGCATCCGCTGATTCAGCGGTTGCGGGCGTTACTTCTTCTTTAACTAAATTAGCTTCTGCTATTTCAAATGCTAAAGATTATTCTCGTGTAATTGAAGCACTTATGAAATGGTTAAAAAACAAAAAAGGTAGTCAATTAAGTGGTCTTGATAGTAATCAAAACTATAAAATGGTAATGAGCTACCTAAATAAAATGCAATCAGATCTTGACGATAAAGATAAAAAACAACCTGAACAACCAGTTGCATAGAAATAATAATTATTAATATTTATATTAAACAATAGACAATGGCAGTATTAGACCCAACAGAAATCATGTTCACAGCGTTTGAACCTAAAGTTCAAAATCGCTTTTTGATGTACATCGATGGTATCCCTTCATATTTAATCAAAAAAGCATCTTCACCTTCTTTCAACGCTGGTGAGGTTATATTAGACCATATAAATGTTTACCGTAAAGTAAAAGGTAAAGTTAGATGGAATGACATGACTTTAGAATTATACGATCCTGTAACTCCAAGTGGTGCTCAAGCAGTAATGGAATGGGCTCGTTTAGCACATGAATCAGTAACAGGTAGAGATGGATATAGTGATTTCTATAAAAAAGATATACGCTTAGATATCTTAGGTCCTGTAGGTGATGTAGTAGGTGAGTGGATTATTAAAGGAGCTTATGTTAAAGAAGCTAACTTTGGTGAATATGATTGGGCTAACGAAGCTTATGTAACTATCAATACTACAATAGCAATGGATTATTGTATTTTGAATTACTAAAAATATTCAATATATTTTAAAGAGCCGTCCTTTTGGACGGCTTTTTTTATCTTTATATATTTATATATATAAAACAAATACAACGTTATGGAACAAAATTACAAATATCCAACAGAACAAATTGACTTACCTTCTAAAGGTTTAATCTACCCTCCAGAATCACCATTATCAAAAGGAGTTATTGAGATGAAATACATGACAGCAAAAGAAGAAGATATTTTATCTAATGCTAACTTTATTAAAAATGGTACTGTAATTGATAAGTTATTACAATCAATGATTGTAACACCTATTGATTATAAAGAATTATTAAATGGAGATAAAAATGCTATATTAATAGCTGCTCGTATTTTAGGTTATGGTAAAGATTATGAAATTTTATTCACTGATCCAAAAACAGGAACAACTGAAAAAACAATAGTTGACCTAACATTACTTGAAGCTAAATTATTAGATGAATCATTATATACTCCAGGTAAAAATGAATTTAGTCTACAATTACCTTTTTCAAAAGTGACAGTTACTTTTAAATTATTAAATCATAATGATGAAAATAAAATAGAAAAAGAAATTAAAGGACTAGAAAAAATTAACGCTCAAGGCGCATATGATGTTACAACTCGTTTAAAACATACTATTGTAGCAGTTAATGGAGATAGAGATCAAGCCAACATCAGAGAATTTTGTGATAATATGTTAGCTAGAGATGTTAAAGCATTACGTGAACAAATTAATAAAGTAATGCCCGATGTTAATATGAAAATTGATATAACCAGATCTAATGGCGACGTAGTGGAGGGCGTTGACTTACCAATAGGAGTTAACTTTTTTTGGCCTGACTCCGGAGTATAAGAAAATAATACTAGACGAAATATTTCTACTTTGTTATCACAGTAATGGTGGTTTCATACATGATGAAGTATATAATATGCCTATAAGATATAGGAGATTTTATTTACAAAAATTAATTGAAACTAATGAAAAACAACAAGAAGAAATGGATAAAAAATACGGTAATGCTAAGAAAACTGAAACATTAGGTCCAAGTAAAAAACCTCGAGAACCATTACCAATACCAGATTTTGCAACAAAAGTAAGAGCGCCTAAAAAATAGGCGCTTTTAATATTTATACCCGATATAAACTAGCTTAAATGGGAGATCCAATATTACCAACTCAAGAGGAATTAAATAGACTGCAAAAAATTGAAGAACTTTCAATAACACTAGAAGACTCTTTTCAGTCAATGGCTGCTAGTCTAGCTAAAATGGCTAAAAATCATAAAGAAATCTCTGAAGATGATTTACCCGCTAATGTTGCTTTAACAAAAGAATTAGTTAAAAGTTATAATTTATTATCTAAAAAAGCTTTTGATTTAGTAGAAAATACTGAGAAATTAAACACAGGATCTATTAAAAGTAAAGATATTCAAAAGCAAATAGAAATAATAGAAAGAGAAAAAGTTCTTAATGCTAGAAAATTTAATATACTTAAAGATAGAGGAGTACAATTTAATCAAGAAGAACTTAGAATACAAAGTGATTCTATACAAAATTCTGATACTCAAATTCAACAACTACAAGAACAAGTTGCTGAAGCTAAAAAATTAGAAAAAACAGCTGGTTTAACATCTAAAATATTTGAGGGTATTAAAGATATACCTTTTGTTAATAAATTAGTTGATGCTGAAAAAGTTACTGAAGCTATATATATAAACGCTAAAAAAACAGAAAATTCATATAAAGCGTTTGGAGCAGGTGCATCAAATATATTTGGTCAAATGACAAAAAGCTTAAAAGATCCATTATTGCAACTTACATTAATGGCTGCTTTTTATAAAAAAATATTTGATTTAGCTAAAGAGCATGATGAAATGCTAACTAAGAGTGGACGACAGTTAGTAATGAATAAAGAAGCATCAAATGATTTATATAAAAACTACTCCAATTATGCTAGCTCAGTTCATGATTCTTTTGTTACTGGAAAACGTTTACTTGAATCAAATTTAGCATTAAATGAAGCATTAGGTACAACAGTTGCTTTTAGTGAAAAAAGTGCAGATGCATTTGCTCGTCTATCTCATTTTTATGGTTTAAGTGCTGAACAAGCAGGTAAATTAGAAGAGTTAGGTCAAGAACAAGATAAAGACGCTAGTTTTATTCTTAACACTACTATTAAAACAGCGGCACAACAAAAATTACAATTTGGAGGTGCTATAAGCTATCAAAATGTACTTAAAAAAGTAAGTGGAGTAAGTGGTGAAATTTTAACTAAATTCAAAGGTAATACAGCTGCTTTAGTTGAAGCTGTAATGCAAGCCGATAGATTAGGTTTAACACTAGAACAAGTAGATAAAATTGGTGAATCATTACTTAATTTTGAATCATCAATTGAATCTGAACTTAAAGCAGAACTACTAACAGGTAAAGCAATTAACTTAGAAAAAGCTAGATCTGCTGCTTTATCTGGTGATACAGCTAAATTAACTGAAGCAATAGTAGAACAAGTAGGTAATATTCATGATTTTGAAAGAATGAATGTTATTCAAAGAAAAGCATATGCTGAAGTATTTGGAATGGGTGTGAATGAAATGGGTGATATGCTTCGTAAAAAAGAATTTGAAGCCAAATTAGGAGACAAAGTATCAGCATCAGCAGAAGAACAACTTAAATATGCTACAGAACATGGTATAACAATGTCTGAGTCTATTAAACAAAGTCTTGAACAAAAAAGTTTAGCTGAAGAACAAAAAGAAATATTTGATAAATTAAGAGATGTTATTCGTAAAATTACATCAGGACCAATGCTCGCGTTTTTTCATTTAATAGAAAAATCACTTAGTGGAGTATTAAAACTAGTAGAAGGATTTGGAGCATTGACTGGAGGAGCTTTAGGTACAGCTTTAGGAGCTGCATTGTTAGGATTACCTTTAGCTTTAATGTCTTTTAAATTATTAAAAGGTACTATCCTTAATCCTATGATTACTAAAGATATTAGTATGACTAGAATGGGAGGAGGAATGGGACCTGTAGCTTCAAATTCAATAACTTCATCAAGAGGTTTAACACTTACAAGAGCTGGAGGTCCATCATCTGTTGTCACTCCTGGAGCTGGTAAAGGAGGATTTGGAGCATTTTCACCTAAAGCTATGGGTGTAGGATTGGGACTTGGGGTAGGAGGAATGGCTTTATCTAGCGCGGCTGGAGGAATGGAGGAAGGAGGTGCTAAAGATACTGTTAGTGTTTTAGGAGGGGCAGCGACAGGAGCTGGTGTAGGTATGATGTTTGGGCCATGGGGCGCTGCTATTGGAGCTGTAGTTGGTGGAGTTGGTAGTTTAATTAGTGTATTAAATGAATCTGAAGAACGTAAAAAACAAGAAACAGCCTCCGCTAAAGAAAGTGAGAAAAAAACAACAGACTTATTAAATCAATTAGCTGTTCGACCTATTAATCTAAATGTTGGTGGTAAAACCATTATGGAATATAACACCGCATCTGATTTATTTGGAACTCAAAATAGCTCATTTAAATAACAAAAATATAACATATTTATATAAAACATAGTATCATGGCATTATTTGATAAATTAAAAGATAGTACACTTAGCTTAAATGGACAACCAGGTCTTAATTTTGAAAATGAAACACAACGTTTCACATCAAATATTCAAGCTTTAGCTAGAAATAATAATTTAGTATCCTCTCAAGATTTACAACTTGGAAGAACATATGGACAATCTCCAAATAGAACTACAGTTCCAACATCAGTATTAGATATAAATGGTACAACACCTGCTAATTATGATGTATTAAAAACATTTAGTCTTGATAAAAGATTAGAATTTAGTAGATATGGATTAAGAGGTCAACAAGGACCTAATTTTGAAAATGTAAGTCAATTAAGTACTTCTGATATCCAAGCATTAGCTAGTAATAACATACTAAAATCATCTCAAGATTTAATATCAGGTAGAAAATATGGAACTGGAAGATTTTCAGTATTTGTTCCACCATCTTCATTAGACACAAATAGTAATCCATTTTATCCATCATTAGGTGGTACTAATGCTGTTTATAAAAATAAAGGTCCTAAAGAAGGAAGATACTAAAACCAAAAGCAATAGATGCCATTTCTAAACTTAAACAACAGTTGGTCTGATTTATCTAAATACTACAATCAAAATTTCAATAGCAAACCAGAAATACCTGCTATTAGATTCAATGATTATGGTGATGGCCTAATACGTGGTGGTATATTAAATACAACTTTAGCATCTGTTAGAGACACAGCACGTATAAGTAAATTTTATGCATCTGGACGAGGCGCTTTATTTATAATTAAACAAGTTGGATTACAAAAATCAAATCCAGAACTTGAACTGCCTGCTAATAACGGACCTATATCTAATACCAATTTAAGAAAACTAAATGTAAGATCATCTTCAAGTTTAGTGAACAAAGCAGCTAATGCTATTAATACAGTTTCAACTGTAGCTAATAATTACGCTAATAAAATTGGTCCAACACGCACTTATAACTTAGGAATTAATACATTAGCTCAAATACCACTTAACGCTATAGGAGGCCATATTATAAGACATGGTTTAACACCTGTTGGAGGAGTTGGATTTTTAGGAGGAGATAGTAGTACTATTCAAGGTTATAATTATGAAAAAATAACTAACGACAATAATATACTTCAAGGAGATGTTATTGGTTTTTCTAAAGGATTTTATGATAGTGATTATTATGGTAAAAATCCTAATAGATTAATGAATTATCTATCTATCATTAACAATAATGATAATGGAGTTACTAATTTATTAACATATGATGGTGGAGCTTCTTCTGTCTATGGGATTGGTCAAACCCGTATTAATACAACTAATGTTAGAACTACTATAGGTAAAAGTATTCTAACTCCAGGAGCTGAAAAAAATCTAAATGGATTTACACCATTAACTAATGGTCAAATTAGTATAGCTCCTCAAGCTGAATTAAATAGTTCTTTAAAAGATCAGTTAAAAAACTCTCCCCTATCTATTAATAATAATGAGTCTAATTTTAATATTGAAAGTAGAATAGGTATATCACGTGGAAGTAAAAATCCAATCAATAGAAATGTAGATTCTATAAATGCTATAAGTATACTAAATAACGGAACTTTTTACGGCAATTCACTAGCAACAAACTCAGATGCTAATTCAAAAACTCCTGGTTTATTCACTTATTCAAGTGGATCAAATAGTGAAGTAAATGGTGAAAGTAAATTTGGTCGTGATATAATTAAATTTAGACTTGAATTTTTAAATAATAATGTTTCATCTACTAGTACAGATGTATTAGCGTTTAGAGCATATATTGATGATTTTAATGATGGAATGAGTGCTAGATGGAATCCATATCGTTACATGGGTAGAGGTGAGGAATTTTATGTATATGATGGTTTTACAAGAGATATAAGTGTATCATTTACAATGTATGCTCATTCTCCTGAGGAAATGAGACCATTATATCAAAAGTTAAATTATTTAATGTCTACATTTGCTCCTGACTATAGCGAAAAACTAAAAATGAGAGGTAATATAGGTTACTTAACAGTTGGTGATTATTTATATAGACAACCAGGTGTATTCACTGATATTAAATTAAGTGGATTTCTAGATACACATTGGGAAATAGCTTTAAATGATCCTGAAAATGGTTCTGATGTTGGTCAATATGAGACACCTAAACATATTAAGGTAGCTTTATCATTTAAACCAATACATACATTCTTACCTCGTAGAGCATACAAAGACACATTATCTAAAGTACCGTTTATCACTCGTGATAAAGCAGCGTATAATTTGCCTACTAACAAATATTTGGACTAGTCAAATTTCCCAATTAAATTCATATTTATTATCATGGATCGCTATGATAATAATAATATACTTCTAACTACTCCTACGGTGCAAGATCCAAAGGTAATCAGATATCGTTCATCAACTAAATATCCAGATGTACCATTATCTGAAACCGATGTTTATCTTTACACAATGCGTGGGGATAGATTAGATAATTTAGCTTACCAATTTTATGGTGACTCAACATTATGGTGGATACTATCAACAGCTAATCCAGATTTGCCAAATGATTCATTATATCCAACTCTTGGTTATCAGTTAAGAATACCTACTGATATTAACCAAATATTAAATGATTTTGAGCAACTAAATAATTAAAAAGTGTTATGTCAATATTTAAAAGTACTCTTAAACCTGAAATAGCAGCTCAGCTTAAAGCTCGTGAAAAAATTATTTCACAAACTTCAGATTCTGGTGTTAAAGATAAAAAAGGTAATCCTATTTTTAATATAGGTACATTACCTAGAGATAGCAACTTTCTTCGTTTTGCAGCTGGAAAAAATTCATGGGTTAGAATGGTATCATTTGTTGATGCTGACTATGGTTGTAAAAAAATAAAAAACAGCAGTGGTGAAGATATTATTAATCCAACAACAAATAAACCAAAAGTAGAATGTTTATATACAGGTAATCAATTAGCTAAAAAATATATTTTAGAAGGTGGTACTTTATATAACAGTGGTAAAGAAGGAGATGATACATTTTCTCTCAGAAGAGGAGTAAATAAAACAGATGGAGTGTATGGTAGTAATATAGATAGAATATCTAACACAGGAACCACATTAGATAGACCATTAGGTTTAAGACCAATGCCTGGTATTACATCATTAAATGTTACTAATAAAAGTGCTTATGGTTCATTAAGAGAAGCTACTGTTGAATATTACTGTTGGGATAAACATCAATTAGAAGAAATAGAACTTCTATATATGAGACCAGGCTATTCAGTCATGCTAGAATGGGGATGGTCACAATATCTAGATCATGGTGTCGCTAATGATATAAATAAATATCCTGATAATATATCAATAAAAAATTTTGATCTTAATACTATAGATGCTTTTAAAGCAGAAACTGAAGATTATGTTTATAGTCAAATTGATGAACTTGTATCAAAATCTAAAGGTAATTATGATGCTATTTTAGGACTTGTAAAAAATTTCTCATGGCAATTAATGCCTAATGGTGGATATCGTTGTACAACTATATTAATATCTAGAGGTGAAGTTTTAGAAACAATAAAAGCTAGTTCTAACCCTAATATTATATTAGGTAGCACACCACCTCCTGCGCCTGTTAATATTGATGGAACAACAGTTGGATCAAGTTCTCCTATTTTCACATTATTTGAACGAATATTCTTAACAATTAAGGCCGCTATTAATAAAAGTGAAATAACAAATCCTGATGGAGAAATCAGACAACAAATAGTACCAAAACCAAATCCAGAAGATCCAAATACACCTCCTCCTACTCTTTCAGAAGACGCTCAAGCTCAGTTAGATAAATTTGATACTTATGCTTCTGAAACATATAATTCTATTAAGTCTAATTTGGAAGATCAAAAAATCAAATACAAATTTGACATGGGTGATCAATTTGTTGATAGAAATTTTAATTTAAGTATAGCTGGTTTAGGTTTAGTTAGGTTATCTGAGGCATCAACAGACGGTACAGGTATAGAATACATGAATATGAAAACATTCATAGTTATACTTAATAGATTTTTTATACCTAGAAATAAAAAAACAGGT